CTTCATAATTCTTTCACTTTTCTTTTGGTATGCCAATAGTATAAAACTATTTATCACACAATAAAACCACCAGAGATTGGGTCTGGAATCTCTGTGTTCGCTCCAAACGTGTACCCGCGCCCTTGGCGGTTTATTACTTTTGCGACGCCGTTCAGTGCCTCTGTGTAGCCGTTCGTAATGGGGTAGTCGTCCTCGTTGGCCTTGAATCTGGCCCTAATCACTCTGAAATCCTTTGCCGGAGAAGATAACCCTCAAGCGGCCAAATCTTTTCCCGGGCATTCTTCCGGGCGATTTTTCGACCGATATCCTTATCGAAGTTTTGAGGGCTGGCTGAAGCGCTTTCACCGGTTACAGTGAAGCCGTTTTTTAGCTCTAAGCAACATACCGTCAGGGTGGTGCCATCAAATACGTGGTACTGCTCACCAACGATAACGGAGTCAATAGCGTCAGGTGTCAGTCTTGGCGCAGTCAGTCCCTTGTCATGGATTTCTTGTTCGATTGCTTGTTCGGTCATTTCTCGATCCTCTCTAAATTACACATGTTAATCCGAATACCCGAAATAGTATCTACTTGATCATCATAAACACATTCAATTTTTTCGATCTTTTGTTTTATTTCATTTTTCATATTCAGAATCCTATATCAAAATCTTCGTTTCCATCATCACGGCGCATAATACCTACTTTGTATTGTGCATTATCCTGTTCTTGTGGTGATGCCTGTGTTTTTGAAATGTCAAGCCAATTTTCCATATACTTTAATGGGTTTGCTTTTGGCATAGTGTGTTCACTTTTAACTTTCAAAAACTTATACACATCCTTAGAACAAAATAGCGCCCATTGAGACAAAACTGATTCGTTCAAGCCTACCAGTTCACGACCTTCTGAGAATAGGTATTTGTTCCATGTCATTTCACCATTTACAACCTCGTCTATCAAATCTTTGATCTGATCAGCACATTGTTCCATAGCAATCTGTCCACGCTCGGTTTTTAGTTCTGCTGAAATAACCCGTTTGTCAAATTCGGCATGAACCTCTAGTTCATCTTGAGCAATCTTTTGAACTGCTTTTCCAATAGGCCCAAACATACCAGTATCACAAATAGCGAATGTAACGGCAAAGCTAGACATAAATTGGATGCGCTCAAGGCACAACAAAGCCACAAACACCATAAACGCTTTATTGTATGTAGCTTGATTGTTTTCAATCATACCCAATGCATACTGATGTGATGCTGTATGTGCCTCACTAAAGACTCTAGAAACACTTACCATGCGTGACATAGACTCTTCTACTTTAAGAATTTCATCAATAATAACAGATGGATCATCAAAGCTATTTCTTACAATTTCTGAATATGTTGCACTATGCAACACCTCATTATCTGAGATTCTTTGAATAGCAGCCCACAATTCAGATGACGTAATGAATGGGGCCATAACAGGGGCGATACTGCGAGAGGCTACACTATCTGCCTCCCATTGCCACGCCAATGTTTTGATCATAATTTCATAAACACTTTCACTACACGTTTTGAATTCTACGTTACAAGAACTGTAATCAAATTCATTCTCATCCCAATCAAGAGACTTCATAGTTTTATACATTTTCCAAACTTCTGGATAATGTTTATTGATTGTATCAAACAGCCCTACTTCCTGCCCAAGAAAGAGCTTAGGCTTTTCGTAGTCTGTCTTTTTAGTGTTAAATACTTTTGAATCAACCGACATATAATTTATAATCCTCTAATTTTTAAAGTGTACATCCACCACCACCACAAGTGTCCTCACTTGCATTAAGGTCTGTTCCGTCACTGGTTTTACTGTTTACATAGTATCTAGTTTTTAAACCCATCTTTGTCATATAGAAATAATCACTAAGCATTTCCTTAGAACCAACTACCTCATCACCAACAATTTTTCTATACAAATCTGAACTTATACCCTGATCAGTAAATTTCTGAACAATAGCATAGCAGTCTATCATATCTCTGGATGCAATATCCCATGCAAGTTCATACCGCTTTCCAATTTTATCACTATCAGGCGCACACCAATTGATAACGATGTTGTTATCAGTCTTTAGCATAGACAAATCCCGAATAGGATACAGCCCATTTGTAGTTGCAGAAGCTTTACTTGAACTTTCCGAAGGCATATGAGCTGTAGTTACTGAATTTCTGATACCACCATTGGAGATAATTTCTCTACGCAGTTCTTCCCAATCATATTGTAACTCATTCTCAACAACACTATCAACGTTTTTGTTGTATGTGTCAATAGGCAACCAACCACTAGGCCATTTTGTCTTGTGTATCCACGGAGCATTACCAAGTTCTTTTCCTAGCTGCAAACTAGCTTTGATTAGGTAGTAAGAATGGCGCTCAGCCGCATTATGAATTTCTTGCTTACCCTCTGAACTGCTATACTTTAAACCTTTCTTAGCCATGTGGTGTGCTAAACCAATAATACCAACACCCGCACTAATTCTTGCCTTGACTGTTGTTTCTAAGTGTGGCAATTCATAATGCCCTTTATGAATGCATTTGTCAATCATCAACAACGTATAGTAACAAGCCTTTTCATACTGTTCATCGCTTTTAATGTTAGAAATAACAATCCCACCAAGGGAACAAACCGCAACTTCACCCCTACCATGATCCTCTTTAGAATACAAGTCTTTCATGTTATCATACCCCTTTGTTGGTAGGGATATTTCTTGGCACAAATTTGACAGATAAATCTTTTCATTGAATGGTGTGTGTCTATTCATTTCGTCAGGCCAATGTAGATAGGATCGACCAGTTTCATACGCCTCGTTTAATGATGTAAGTAGCGTGTTTCTAGCATTAACATAAGTTTTCTTAAAGTTGTCGTCATTCTCATACTTTTCATACAAGGTAGCAAATAACTGTTCGTCTGAACTATAAAATGCTTTGTATAGATCAGGTGCTGTGAATATATTAAACAAGAAAACATCTTCATTCTTTGCCGCTTTCCTAGCATAGAACTTATTGGTTCCTGCACTATAATCCATACCACGAATTCTTTTATCCTCTGTAGACATAGGATTTTTTAGTTGGGAAATAAGATTAACTTCTGGATCAAACATAGAGAAGTGTGTTGTTGCTGCACCACCACGACCATTTTGCAATGATGACTTTACAACACCAACCAAAGATTTATAATAAGGCAACTTACCTTGATGCTTAATTGTACCACCCCGAATAGGATCACCCAACGACCGAATTTGGTGATGGGCACCAATACCTGCACTCATGTACGTCATAGTGTATGCAATATGATCACCCACACCAATAGATTGAGCATTATCATTAACAGTGTATAAACAACAACTGGCAAAGCCCCTCAGAGGGGTTCCAAGGTTAACATAGTTAGGGGTAGGGGCATTGATTACCTTGTTGGATAAAAGCTCATAGAATGCTTCTACGTCAGCCATGCGTCTATCTTTTGGCTGATCTTCTGACAGAGCCATAGCCATACGCATATAAACAAACTGCTGTGATTCGTATTCCTCATCAGTAACCCGATTCATCAAAGAATATTTTTCACGAATTTGCTTTAGTTCGAAGTGTGTGGCTTTCAAATCTTTGCTGTGATCAATCAACTTCTCAACTTGCACGTATTCTTCATCACTATAGTTAAGATGTTCCATTAGACCAATTTTCTGAAGATTACGATGCACTTCTTTTACAGTTGGAATAGTTCCATTAAAGACTTTCTTATAAATCAATGCAGCATACAAACGTCCTGCCATTCTGTTATAAGACCAAGAGTTATACTCTAGGCATGTCTTAATTAGTCGTTCTTGTAGTAATAGTGATGTGGTTTCTTTAGAAAGAGTACTAACAGTATGAAGTACTACGCTCGACCAATCTACTCGATTACCTAGAGACTTTGATGCCCATTCGCCCCATTTGTTAATCTTATTAGGTGAGAAGTCTTCTTTCCTGCCATCTATTTTAACAATTGTTTCTATCATAGCTCCTCTCATTTGAAATGATGGTCGATTCCATAACACAGCATTGCGTATGAATCGACTATGTCTGATATTGGACTTTTTTCTGCTTTGACATTAATGATCTGAGTAATGTCAATTGAAGTCTTTTCAATAAAAGCATTATGCATTGCTTCTTTATTTGAATTGCCTTTTCCTGAAAAGTCTTTCTTTACAGTCATTGGCGACGGGATGTAATATTCTATACCATGTTTCCACATTTGATATTTCAATAGGGCAGTATTTTCAGCAATGTTGAATACTTTACCCTTGGCACCCATAGCATATCCTTCAAGACATGCTTCAGTGACTTTGAATTTCTTTAGAATAGCCATTGCCCACTGTGCTATATTATCAAATCTTTCCATCTCAGATTCGTATGGAAATGCAAGCACACCGTATATGTTGGAAGAGTATTTATCTTCAAACTTTTTACTCGAAGTATAAAAAAATGTTTTACAGTTGATAAATTTTTTTGTTGATCCAACAGTAATTGCAGGACATGTCATAGAATAGTCAATGCCAGCATACATCATTCTTCTTCACTTACTTCTGCAAGTGATGTCTGACAGAAAGGACAATAGATAGGGTCTTGTTCTTCTGATTGAGTTATAATGATGTAGTGGTTATCACAAGTTTCACAGAGTATTTCGTTTTTAATCATATTGCCTCCAAGGCGAGTTCATTGTTATTTGAACAATTTATACTCGCCTTAGAGATGCTTTTACTCTTTTCTAGTTAATGTCACTAATGTATTAACTGC